CTTCACTTTTGGTTTTACCTGTGTTCCATTCGTAACCAGGACCAATCTCACCATAAACGGTGACATTCTTAGCAGCCTTACCTTCGTAACCGATACGAAGTTCGGTCTGTGAACCTTTGTAGGTGCTTGTGCCATCGGTGATAGCAACACCAGAGGTAGTCTTAGATTCTACATACGGACCAGCAAGGGCAGGTGCCGCAATCATCGGAAATGCCAATGCGGCAAGAGCGATTGCTTTCATAAAAATCTCCTTTTTTGAAATACTTGTTTGTCTTTTGAAGACCTATTAATTTTAACAGAGTCTTCAGATTTTGTCGTTAAGGTTTAGTTAACCCTATAAGAAGACAAAACCTTCGTATATATGGAGACTTAACTTAATTTTAAACTATGTCAGCAAACAAAAAAAACCACCCCAGAAAGGGGTGGTTCCACTCAACTTATGAGTAGTTTATCAGAAGGTGTACTTCAGACCAGCCTTGATGTTGCTGGTGAGGTCATCACCAGTCAGGAACCAGTACTCACCATAGACACTCAGGTTATCGGTAGCAGCAACGGATGCGCCAACTTTACCAGAAACCTTAACAGTGGTATCAGCACCATCGGGAGCAGACAGAGCAGGACCGATTTGAGCATAACCAGAAACGGTATCGGTCAGAGCACCTTCGTAACCAACATGTGCTTCAGTCAGGGTTCCAGTGTAGTTAGAACCAGTCAGACCAGCATTTGCCTCAACGTTCACATAAGGACCAGCGAAAGCAGCAGTGGCCAGGAAAGGAGCAGCAGCAACGGCTGCGATTGCGGATTTAAACATAATTGTACCTCTAAGTTTCTCGCAGAATAATACCTGCGGATGTAAGGAGTTTCGACAAACTCCGTTTCAGTGACTCAACGAGTAATTGAGGTTTCATCACTTGAACGTATTTAGTTTAACATTCCCTTAAGGTTTTTGTCAAGTGGGTTGGTTTTATCCACCTTTAGCAGCAGAGTTTTCTGTAATCCTTCCTAGATAAGGATCGTAATTCATCTGATCTTTAATATTAATACTTGCTCCATTCTGCTGCCAATAGTTTAAAAGAGCATCATGAGGACCTTTATGAAATATTGAGATATGTTCTTGATGGATGGTAGATCCAAAATTTAAATTATATAAAAACAAAGGAATAGTATATGTTCTACCCGTTTCTAAAATAACATCTTCAGAAACTGCTCTCGGTTTTACACCGTTATCAAGTTTATACTTATCTCCGCGAACATGGAGTCTCATCAATTTAGCCGCATGATGTCTGCTAATAAGGTAAACAGCAGCAGAAAAATCATTGATAAATTTTAAATGAAGTCTAACATGAATATCACCTGTACAAATGGTAGTCAGTTGAATACAATCCCAATCATAAGGAACCTCGGCAAAAAAATCTTTCCAAGTAAAATTCCAAAATCTGGCTAAATCAAAACTTACATCATCCTCAACAATCATACAGTATTCATCATCAGTTTCCTGATAAAAATGTTTAATTGCTTTTAGATGAGAAAGACAGCATCCAAGTTCATTTGAACTAATATTATCAGGAACTCTACCTTTAAGATGACAAGCAACATCATCAACACGTCCATCAAATCCAGAAATGCGTGTATGATTTTTAACTTGCCAGTAGTCAAATTGACCTTCCATATATTGGCGACGACTTTTGTCAGCATCGAGATTCAACCAATATACATGAGGTAGTCCTTCCAGTTTGAAAGCTGCCTTATTTCTATCCAGCATTGAAAAGGGATTGTTTTCCATCATCAAAAATACTTAGTAAGTTTCTCTCGATCGCCTTTGATATATGAAATGCATTCTTTTAGATCATCCTGAAGACTATTCCAAAGGCCTGCCATTTCTTCACCGGCAGAATTCTTATTATAGTTGGTTCCTTTAGCATGTTGAATTTGGTGAGCATAATCGCGGATGACTGGTCTGCCCTTCAAGAAGGAAATTCCATTCATAACAAGATCCCATCCCCAACCCATCTTCATACGTTCATGAGTCATAACTTCAGGTAAACCTCTCGCGTAGTATTCATCGATAATGTCTCTATGAACAAACCACACTGTCTCATCTGTACAAGCAACCATCTTGATATTTTCATCTTCCGACTCAATACCATCAATGTCAGTATGCTCTGGGGTATACCAAACGTTGGTTACATCTGGTGCGTACACACCCCACTCATATAGATTATAATACTTTCTAGCATCTTTTACAAGTTCTTCATAATTATCAAATACAGTGTCTCCTTGACAGTGCATCAAAACTTTTTTATCTGATTTAAATAATTCTAATGCTTTTCTAAACTGCATAGTGAAGTAGGCTTCATCTCCAAGATCAATCCATCCCGGACGAGTATTCTCCTCATCACTATTAATGACAGTCACTTCGCCAAAGATTTGTTTTAGAGAATCTTCAATCGCACAGGTCTTTTCAAACTGACCTCTCCAGTTAAAGATGAATGGTTGGATGTCTTTGGTTCTAATCTGCGGAAACCTCTCAAGATATCCAAACTCTTCAAAGTCAGAATGATCTCCATGGTCATTGCTAGTATTCAGATCCTGATACAGAGTCTCTAAGAATGGATTAAGGATACGTGCGTAGTTAGTAATGTTAGAAGACTTTCCAATCATCGTTTTACACATAGACAGAGTAGTCGCATCAATCAGCACTTCATCCCCAGCCAGAATCCTCTCAGGAGAGTTTGGTTGTGCCTGAATAGAATAATGCAGTCCAGCATTACTCATCGTTCTCTGATGATCATAATGATGGATAACAATGTCCTTGAACCTTTCTTTGAAGATATCAATTATGTTTGTTTGATCGGTGGTAAGAAAGATACAATCATAATCACCAGACTTAAGTTCTTCTGCGGCTGCATTCAGATATTTTTCTACAGCAACAAACTCAGTATGTCCTACACCATCTGTACCACGATAATGAATACCAAGAGCATTCTTATATTTTTCTCTAGGAATAGCATCTAGTTTAGACTGCATCCTTTCATTGAAAGGAATATATTTTTGGTACTTGTTTAAATCAAAGTCTCTAAACGATCCCCAAGGATAACCACAGTCAAATAACTCTTGAGTATTTGCTACTTTTGGCGCATCATCAGACACTTTAGAAGGATCAAACCAATTATTTGGATTGCCGTAGAGCATGAACATTGAAGGATCTACGCAAACCGTATTAAGATCAACTCCACGTCTTTCTAGTGCTCTAAAGCTAGTCAAGATTGTAATGAAGTTGGAAAGGAAACCTCGATGATTACCCTCCGTCAATCTAATATCAAAACTCATTTCAGTCTCCTTTAATTACGCGATAACTATCTTCGTCAAAATGTTGTGTTGAAAATTCAAAAAGTTCGACATCAGTAAAAGCATACATTTGATGTCTGAGTCCTCTATAAATGTGAAACTTATCTCCTGCCCCTAAAACAATAGTCTTTGCTTCTTTTATATCATCACTATCACCATATGTCAAACTCATTTGACCACTCTGAAGATAGAATGTTTCATCTTTAAGTTTGTGATAATGCCAGGAGCATTTCTTTCCTTCATAAAAGAAAAGAAGTTTTCCACAATACTCATCAGTATTGACTATCCACTTTTCATATCCCCATCCTTTGGGAACATGTTTAATTTTTGAAGAAGTCATTGTCACTCATGCCTTTGTCGTCAATATAATAATCTCCTGCTGGTTTGCCAAGGTGTAGTTCATTGAACTTACAACCCCAACTTACAAGTTGATTATAGGTAAAGTCGTAAAACTTGTTGTGTGCTAGCATACGGGAATTTTTATATCTACCCATACCCCTAGCAGTTAGATAAACAACGTAGTGTCCTTCATCATACAACTTATTTATTACCTGGATTCTATCCCACCTTGGGGTAGCATGAGTATATCTCTTCTCATCAGTGTTTCCAGGAAAACAAATAGTTCCGTCAATATCAACTACGTATTTCATTTACATCCTCTTGTTGTAATACATAAGTTCCAAAATTTGAAACGGCAATAGAAGCCGCTTTATTAGCATACGGTATAGATTCTTCTATTGTACCATATAATAGATAAAAATAAACTAGGGCAGATAAAAAAGTGTCTCCAGCTCCACAAACATCAAATGTACTTACTTTTTCTCCTGGATATAATTTTCCTTTGTACTCAGCACCTTTTGATCCTCTAGTAATAATCAGATAAGGACTATTTTTTTCTTCTAATTTTGAATATTCATATTCATTGATTTTTACAAATGCTCCAGTAGATGGTAGGACTGTTTTCTTACTATCAATAAAAACAGGTCCATCAAACCACTCAACAAGTTCAAACATTTTTTCAGTTGTAATAAATCCCTTGTCATAATCAGATATCACAAGAGCATCAAAATTTTCTTGGGAAATTTCATGATTGAGAGGAGTAACTTCTGCTTCAGTATCGACTCTCAATATTTGTTGATTGTACCTTTTATCAATATATCTTGTTTTATAGATTGATTCCTTTTGGGTTATCATGTGAACGTCCAATCCAAATGCTTCAAGATTGTTTTTGACGTTCAATGCCATACCATCAGTTTTTTCTTCCCTATCATACTTAAGAATGGGAACAGGTGCTTCTGGATTTATTCTATCACATGTACCATACACATATTGATCAATACAACTATCTCCGATCAATAATACTTTGAATTGTTTTTGTTGTGGCATATTCACCAATCCGATCAAAGAAAATAAGTTTCGCAGCATAATAAGAACCAATAACAGATTTACCTTTCCAATCAGAACCTACGATCATAACATCAGGACGATAATTTTTTATCATATCTTCTAGTTCTTTATCACTAGAAAAAAACTTTACTTCATCGACAGGTTTAAGATTTTCGAGAAAGAACTTTCGTTCTTCTTGATTATGTATTGGTCTTGTTGGGCCTTTCTTTTCACTTACACGATCATCAGTATCAATACCAACCATTAAGTAATCGCCATGAGACTTAGCAAAATTTAAAAGTTGAAGATGCCCAACATGAAGAAGGTCAAACGTACCATTAACGAAGACTTTCATAAACGTATTCAAGAGACTTTTCTAAACCATCAAGTTCAAGTCCAAGTTTATCAAGATAAAGACTTGATCCACTATAAGACTTTTCATGTCCTTCTTCCAGAATATCAATAGGAACTTCATAGTCCGAAAGATTATTAATCATTCTAGAAACTTCGGATAAAAGTGTATTTTTATTATATACTAAATTGAGTTCTTTTGGTAGGCTTACATCACAAGTAAGGTATAAGTCAATTACTTTTTTGGCATCAAGAACGCCAAAAAAATCCATGAATCTATCCTTGAAAACAACAATTTCACGTTTATTAATGTAGTTAAGAATATTAGCAGTGGTGAACATATTCTTTGGAGATTGTGCTCCAAATACATTAAAAAATCTCAGATTATACACATTGTCCAATTGACGGCATCTATAGGATATCAAATACTTAGCAAGACCATAATAGTCTGGAGGAATTCTATATCCAAAATCTTTTTCAGAGGCATCAATTATATCATCTTGGCGGCCGTATGAGGCACCGCTACAGAAATTAATCATAGGAATATTTTGTGCTGCCAGATTTTCAAACATCATCATGTTGTTATAAAAATCATCGGAGATATCAGCACGAACACGGCGACCACCGCGTATAGCGGCATGTATGATAAAATCAATTTTTTGGTTTTTAAAAAAAGAATTCACTTCATCAGTATTTGAATAATCAAGACTATGACATTCAATCTCATGCTCTTTTTCTAATATGGGAATAAGTTCTTTTCCCAAATTACCACGATGGCCTGTGAATAAAATTTTCATCGTCTAAGATTAATGTAAGAAGGTTTACCAGAGTACAAGAACTTTTCAATATCAACCTCCTCCTTACTTTCTGGACGAAACACTTCAATTCCAGAAAACACATCCATGACTTTCATATCCTCACAAGCATAGTGAGAAAAACCACAAACACCATAATCATCATTACGACCACTTCCAACAAGTTTAACTGGAATTTGTTCGTGATGAAGATAGTTTCGGATAAACTCAAATGGTCTATAAAGAACAAAAGGTGTGATCGAATAACAAACAGGAATCTTTCCTTCCATAGCAAGGCCCACTGCCATACCAATCATCAACTGCTCTGCGGCACCAGGATTAATAACTCGATCTGGATAGTCTTCTCTTAGATGATCAAATACTTTGTATCCAACATCACCAACCAAAAGAACAATGTTCTCATTCTTTTTCATCTCCTCAGTCAGGAGTTCTTGAAATCTACGTCTCATAATGACCCAATAGCCTCCTCATATTGTTCTTTAGTGAAATTAGAATAGTGAGCATGAAGTCCATCAAGACCAAACTGGTCCACTGAAGTATAATGGAACTTGACTCTTGGAAGAAATGCTTTCATGCGACTTTCAAGAAGAGTAGTATTCACTGGGTCATATGCTGCCCAACCATTAGCATTTACATGAATAGTAAGATTTTTTACATTATGATCATTGATGAATCTCAATGCTTCCCACACAGATCCTTCATTACTTTCACCATCCGAAATCATACAATAAACATGTCGATCAAGATTGCCAAGTGCTCTACCAACAGCAACACAAATACCCATACCAAGACTTCCCGTAGAACAATGGATATGATCTAACTCATTACGCTTTGGATGCTCCCCATAAGTTTCAAGAAGTTTTTGAGCATCCAATCCATAGTACTTTTCAAGTACAACATAAAGTGCTACAACAGCATGGCCATTTGACAAAATAAAAATATCACTCTCATTTTTATTTTTGTAAATATCATCAATAATATGAAGGCATGAGAAATAACTCCCAAGATGGTGGAGTTTATTCTCATAGCAAATATCAAGAAGTCTACGAGTGAGTTTCTTGTCAGTCATATGCGAGGACTCCATCTTCTGTAAGTTGAGTTGTCTTCTTACCAAGACTCTCCAACTTTTTAGTAATTCTCTTTACATTCTCTGACATCTTTCCAGTGCCGTCAAAGTCATGAACTTCGACGTAGATAGCATCGATCTCTTTAATAGCTTCATCAAAACTATCGTCGTTTACTACTACATTCTCAAAACCTTCGATATCCATCTTAACAAAGTTAACTCTCTTCTTCACAGTGTTTTTGATGAAATCTACCAGTTTAACAGTAGGAACCATAACACTTTCCGTTCCACCTGGATCAATTCCATGTCTGAAGAAGGAATTCATCGTAGAGTTACTACTGTTGAGTTGAAATTCGCTCTCACCATTTTCAATATGAACTGCTGCTTGAGTTGGAAAAATATTTTTAATTTCAAGTTTATCAATAAGATCTTCCATAATCTCAAAGTGAGAAGGAGTCGGTTCTAACCCATAGACTTCTTTACAGATTGAACTGAGATAAATGGAGAATAATCCAATATTTGCTCCAAGATCAACTGCTACAATATCTTCATTATCTTCTAAAAATTCATAGAAATTATTTTGGAATTGATCAAGAATTGCTTGAGTTTTAGAGTGTGACATATTATGATGTTCCATAAACTTTTCAGATTTGGAAAGATCATACGACTCAAGTTCTTTAATAGTTTTTAAAATAACAGACATTTTATTCTCCAATAATTGATTTAATGTATTCGGCAACTTCAGGTTTAATTATACCATATAACCACTGATATTGGTTACCATATTCTTTGATTGTTTCCATAGTTCCCACACCAGCAGCATGGAGAACACTAGTTCTGAGAGGTTGTTTTGTAAATGGGTGATCAATATATACTTCACCATCTTTCAGATAGAGTTCTTTCCAACTCTCACAATGTTCGTTCTGACCCCATTGATTTATAACTCCGTAAGTTACTCCACTTCCATCATCATCAACAATTTCACTAGTGTACTTATCTTTGGCGTGAAAAATGTGATTCCATGTATCTTGTTCGTTTCTAATCATAGGCCAAGGTTGGTAAGTGAAAGTTCTCCCATCACTCTGTTCAGCAACAAACTTATTGAAGTCTCTCCACTCATACCAGAATTGTTTATCATTCGATGCTACGAATCCAGCATTGAGAAATTGATTTACACCAATCATTCCTCCATCACCATATGGTGGATAAAAAGGACTTACACAAGGACTTGCTGATCCTGCCTTTCCATAAGGATTATTATTCCTAACTCCAATCAGTTCTGCTTCAGAATTAATGACTCGATCAAGACTACCCACACAAATAGAATCAGCATCCATATGAATAACCATATCATAATCTTCAACAAAAGGAAGACAAGAGACAGCCATCATCCAATCTGGAAATCTAACAGTTTCTTTGGATAACCAAGGATTTTCTTTTTTGATTTCTTCTGTCTGTTTTGTACCTACAACATGAAAATCAATTTCTGGATGAAAGTGATTAATTGTCTTTTTTAGATAATCTGGACGAAGAAATTCTTGGTAGTCATCAGTACACCAAGTTGATATCGCAATTTTTTTCATTGTATTTTTTTAAACATAGCAGTTAGAATATTTGGATAATCATATTCTGTTTTACGAATACAATCTTCAATGTTTGTGTGATTAATGTACTGATAGTTTTGAGACTCTAAAAACTTTTTCAATGATTCGATGTTGAAGTGCCAGAGATGTTCATCAGGTCTTCGATGTTTCCAGTTTTCAAACCATTTATCGTCAAAATTGTGGCACCAAGGAACACTTATACAAAGATATTCACAATCAAGTTTATCTAGAAAATAGATATCCTCAAAATGTTCTAAAGAATCAAAGAACGTAATGACATCATAGTGTTTGGTAAACAAATTATCAACTACCGTAATATCATCTGGAAGATCAACTCCGCTTACATCATGACCAAAGCAGTTTGGGATAATTTGGCTACTTGTCTTCAAAAAACTACCATTGCCATATCCAACATCAAGAATTGAATTCGGAACAAACCCAAGAGCACCAATAATATATCCCAATCTTAAATGAGACATGTAATTTGTTAACTCACCGTAAGAGTTGTATCTAATGTCAACATACTTCTGATCATATCCGATCGGGTTACAAATAGTCTGTCTAACTACTCCATTTTTATCAGTATGATAGTTTTTCATATTTTTTCATCATATTCAACAATATTCCATCTATCATCATTTAGATGAGAGTTAACCAGAAGAAGACCACAATCGGCTCTTAAATCATGGAAGTATAGATCCGCAGTTAGTTCCTTACAAATAGAATCAACTAAACAGAATACAGAACTAGGAGAGACATGTATTTCTTTGGCATTTCTAATCACGTCAATCCATTGTAATAGGTTATCTGTTATATTATCCTGTATTCGAATGATTGTCAAATCTGAATTTTGACCACCTCTCCATCCAAACATATCAAAACTATATCCAATACTTTCACTAGAACTATCGTGAACTAAGATATAATCCTTTATATCACCAACTACTTTTTTGTATAATTCTTCGGAACCTTCAATTTGCTTGGGAAGTTTAAATTTACTATATCGTTCAGAATAAAGAACTTCTGCTTGTTCATAGAATTGTCTTTCAAAGTTGATACCAATCCACTTTGGTGGACATTGTTCTCTCTCAAGGTAAGTGTAGATTACTTTATCATATCCAATTTTAAGATACTGAATCTTGGATTCCATAGCCCAAGCAGCAACCTCCCTTTCAAGAACGTCCCAATCATTATCAAATGCTTTTGGAATGATGTTTGGATAATCTTGATAGAGACATTCCACAGTCTTTAGAAATCTTTCTCTACAGGGAAGATAGAGAGTGTCAAACTGTTCAGCATAATAGTGAACCATACCATTACAAATAAAATGGTCACCAAGCCCAGGATGATGATGAAAGATTATTTCTTTAGTCATTACATTAATTTAGAATATCTGAGAATGTTCCAACGATTAAAACCAGTTGCTTTACAGTTAATTTGTTGCATTGTATTGTATCGAATATCATGATAAAAAAGTTTTGCGGATATTTTAGTACAAATGCTATCAACAAAATGAAAGAATCCGCTGTTTATACAATGTATTTCTTTTGCATTTTCAATCAGTTTCATATAGGCAAGAACGTTATTTGTTGGACCTTTACGAATCTCAATTACTTTATCAGAGAGTTCTTCAGTTCTCCAAGAAGAAATATCAATAGGATATTCACTTCTAAAACTTGAGTTCTTATGAACAATAATGTAATCTTTCACTCCTTCAGTTAGTTCATCATAAACTCTATCAACATCAGGAATATGTTCTGGTAAAATAAAGTTCTCATACCTAGTTTTGAATAACATCCCTGCCTGTTCATAAAACTGCCTTTCAAAGTTAGGAGCAAATTTTTCAGGATATGCTTCTCCAGGCCCTCTGGGAGTATTCTTTCTCGCCATCTCACGATAGTAGAGATTTTCAAATCCAAGTCTCACAACTGGGTATCCCATTTTCTGAGCCCAGGGAAACATTTCTCTTTCCAGAGTTGCCCAATCATCATTAAATCCATGAACAATAATATTTGGAAAGTCACTATATAAACACTCTAAAGTCTCAACATACCTATGATGAGTAGGGACATGGAGACGTTCAGTTAGTTTTGCGTATTCATGAACAATCGCATTACATATAAAATGATCACCCAATCCTGTATGGTGATGGAAAACTAAATCAGAATACATTTAATTCAAATTGCCAAATTGATCAAACTGAAATACGTTAGTTACATTTCCTCTGTAGAGATTCATCCATAATCCACAATTTCCAGTGTGGTTGATTACATAAGCACAATCAGAAACACAACGAAGAGCAGCATCGAACCACTGCATCCAATCCATAGTATCTTTGCCTTCTTTTTCCATGACAGTATTCATAGCATCCTGTCCAGTTGTAGAGGGAGTTTCTTCGAAGTGAACAACAATATCCCCAAGTTGCTGTTTGAAAAATTCCAATACTTGAGTCTGATCGGTTTGGAGTAAAACTTTTCTAGCTTGGGTTTGTTCCAGAACTTGGAGAGTAGCACTAAGGAATGCTTTAGGAGATCCAAGACGCACCTCAGTGTACTTATCAGTTCCTCTGTAAAGGATTGAAATTGTTTCTGATGGATTTATATTATACTTATTAAGTAAGAAATTTTTTCTTTCCAAAACAAGATCACTAGGATTAAAGAATCTATTAACTACTTGATTATAATATTCAAAATCATACAGATCAAACTGTTTACGATTTTCATCAGGAAGAGTAACCGTCTTTAAAAGTTGAACTGGTACTGTAGGATCAATCTTGTAAAAATCAGGAAAGATATCACGATCTGGATCGGATTTGAATCTTTTAAATCCCATCGCATAACTGATTTTATCTGGAATAATTCCATGACTCAAAAGAATCAACGTTGAAAGAAATGCTTGCGTTTGATTTGAATAAAACCCACAATTCCACATACAGTCCAGTTGATTCATCTCTGGGTGATTAATAGAACTACATCCCCCAGTAGATGCGGTATATTTACAATGTCTTAGTTTCATTTTGAGTTAATCTGATCTACAATCCAATTATAAGTTTTGCGAATACCTTCCTCAAGAGTCTGAGAATAATCCCAACCCAGTTTCTCACGAATCAAATCATTGTTTGAGTTACGTCCACGAACTCCCAGAGGCCCATCAATATGAATCTTTTGAACTTCTTTACCAGCAACCTTGGCAGCAGTCTCTACAAGTTGATTAATAGTAACCATTTCTTCAGAACCAATATTGACTGGCCCCATAAAGTCGCTATCCATCAATCGTCTAGTTGCTTCAATACATTCGTCAATGAACAGGAAGGAACGAGTTTGTAAACCATCTCCCCACACTTCGATTGCTCCACCATCCTCTGGGAGGTAAGCCACTTTACGGCAGATTGCTGCAGGTGCTTTCTCTCTTCCTCCTTCCCAGGTGCCTTCGGGACCAAAGATATTGTGATACCTAGCAACACGGACAGGAATGCCGTAATTACGATTGTAAGCGAAATAGAGACGTTCAGAGAAGAGTTTCTCCCATCCATATTCGGAATCAGGTGCTGCTGGATATGCGGATTCTTCGCGGCAATCTGGGTTATCTGGATCTAATTGATTGTGTTCTGGATACATGCAGGCAGAACCAGAATAGAAGATCTTGGTAATATTTTTACCTTTCTCATCATTCATTTTACGCTGACATTCAAGCACGTTCAAGTTAATAGAAACCGAGTTGTGCATAATATCAGCATCATTCTCTCCAGTGAATACAAAACCAGCTCCACCCATATCAGCAGCAAACTGATAGATCTCATCGAAGCACTGAATATAACGATACGGAACTGATTGATAAAAATTCCCTCTATCACCTTTATATTCAAGGACACGTCCAACAAAATTTACATCACGTAAGTCACCAACAACAAATTCATTTGCTTCACTAATGCCATACTCGGGATATTTTAAATCGACGCCACGAACCCAATACCCTTCTTCGCGGAGTCGTTTTACCATATGACTTCCAATAAAACCACCAGCACCAAGAACCAGTGCCTTCTTAATATATTGACTCATTAATCAATTACCAATGATTATTCTTATTATATATCATACAAAAAAAGAGGGGTTTTGTAAACCCCTCTTTCTGTTAAGGTCTTCGCAGGCTCGCCACTTGCTCTTTATCCTGAAGCAAGAAACAGGGCGGGAGTTACCCCATCCGCACCACTTGCTTTTAGGAAGCAAGAAACCATTTAGAGGGGAAGTTGTCTTTTACCCTGCTCATTTTTTTTACAGTTTTGAACTACAAGTGGATTGTCATTTAAAATTTCAATTAAAGTATTTAATTTTAATTCTAGTTCAGCAAGTTTATTTCCATCAACACCTCCGCCGGCACCACATGGAGTATGTGCTTTTGCTTCCAGTGCTTTAAGTCTCAACTCTACATCATATTGAGGTGTAGTTGAGCTACTTGATGAACTTGATGCCTTTCCTCTTGCCGCCATTTTTATAAGAATTAACTCTTAGATTATTTAGTTTTAAGGGGTCATTTGACTCCACCACCTAGTTTTACTTGACTAGGAAAAGTTGGATAAGTTTTGGTACTTCAATAGCAGCATAGAAACCACACAAGAAGAGGATGTCCCAGAACTTATATTTGATAGCAAAGGGAACAACAAAGATGTTCCCAATACATTTAACAAACAGTCCTATTTTCATATCTCCCCATAGCAGGAAAAAATATCCCGATAAGAGAAGAATATTACCAATGTACCTGAATACATTAGATCTTGACATAAGGGGTTTGCTCCCGACCAGGGTTTTTAAAGACTCTCCATGTCTTCGTCATCCTTAATGTAACAAGGAACCGTATCTGGGTCCAACCATTTAGTATATTCAAAATCTTCCATAGCAGTCATTAACTGCATTTCGTTATCACAAAGATACATATCCCGATAACGACCTGTATAGGAATCTATTTTTTGAATACGACAATCAGGTTTACCGTTAATTTCCAAGGTGCCAACTTGGATATAACGATATGGAAACCGTTCCATGAGAACAGATGATTTCATATTAATTCAAGTAAACATAGTTTGGATGTTGATCCTTAAATGAATCAACTTGCTCTTTAGTTTTAAAGAACTTTGTCAAAACAGTATTTTGATTTTCTTTAAACTGATACTTCACTTCAATTAGTTTTTCCATCATGCAACCTCAACAGATTCAAGATCAGCAAGAACATATTCCATTAGCATTTCATAATCATCCAGAGGATCACCAGAGAATACTACACCTTCGTTTTCATAGTAGCGGCGGACCTTTTTGAAAAGTTTCGGATTCTTTACATCAAGGTAGAAATCACCATTTGCTGCACCACGAAGAGTGGAAACGTCTTTCTTGAATTTTTCGGTAAGAGTCATTTATCTGATTGTTGACCTTAGTATTATAAGGGGTTGACCTAGAGAAGTCAAGATGGACAGATTTGATTCTGTCTTTGTTTTGGACGCTGACCTGATGGGTACTCTTTCAGCAGAGGGAGGCGTCAGTCTTTTATATCCGAGCAAGCACCTTGCTGGAGTCCAATGCTCCTTGCGTGGATCGAACACGCCTCAGGCGAATTATGAGTTCGCTGCATTCACCAGATTGCTAAAGGAGCGGGCGGAGGATTTACACAGCCTCAGGATTTCTCCATCACAGGCACGAAACCTCCAATAGGAATGTCGGGAATTGAACCCGATTCACACCGTTATAAGCAGTGGGCCTTAACCATTAGGCGACATTCCCGCAGATGAACTATGATGCTTCGTTATTATTTTCCGTGTATATTCGGAAAAGTTCATCTTCTGCGGGAACCATTACTGCTGCCTGTCCATCCTCATTTATTATACCAATATGCTCTCCATTTTCAACTCTGGAGATCATTTCGTCCCAACGTTCTTGGAATTCTTCCACCGTGTAAATTTCCATTGTTGTCATATTTAGACAATCGGGGTGACAGGATTCGAACCTGCGACCCTCTGCTCCCAAAGCAGATGCGCTACCAAACTGCGCTACACCCCGTCTTGATTACCTACTAATTATACTACTTCTTGGAGTGCTTGTCAAATGGAGCCCAGTGCTGCCAGTTGTATTTGTGGACTGCCCACATACCTAGGATTGGAACTCCAATAAGACTAAAACACATAACACCAAGAATGATTTGATTGTTTAGTGCTGCTGCGGCGAAGTGTCCCATTAATATCCTCTCCACGTCTTAAACTCAAAATAAAAATACTGGTCAAGCACACTATTATCTAGTGGTGCATTTTCAGTTCTATGTGCCCACTCAATACAGAAATCTATAATGCGGTGATCATTTAAAGAACCGTGTCCCCACATTCTTACAAACGCTGATGCTGCAAAGTGAAACCGCTGTTTAATGTGCGGTTCCATTCCCCTTATAATCTTCGGAATCATAGTATCCCCCTTTCTTTGAACCGAAGTAAAGTGTAGTAACCACGAATGGTATTGCTAATACTATAAGAAATCTTCCCAGTAAATGTGACATTACATTCCTCCACCGTTTCTAAATCCTATGATGTATCCCATGATAAGTCCACACATAAACGCTACAAACATATAAAGCATGTGTGAAAGAAAATCAATAAATATTAACCATTCCGTCGTCGTCATCGTCGTCGTCTTCGTAGGTTGATGGTTCTTCAAAAAGTTCCATCATTTTTTGTTCGGTAACTCTCTGTTGGAGTTTTTCTAAATCTTCTTCTGTAAATCTTACCACAAGTAAAGGATCTCCTGCTTTAACGTCGTTAAGTTCTGGATGTTTTACTTTTGGACTTTTTGAATACCCGTAGTGAGCATTCATAATCATCCATCCTTGCGCGATCATAGTTAAAGATATTGCCACAAGAACAAACCAAGGAACTAAAAAGATTAGTTCAGAGTGATTTTGAGCCATGGAAGTAAAGGTGGTATAACTCCAACAAGTCTTAAGAGACCCTCCGCAAAAAGAGCAAGAACAACCCAACCGACGCACATAGAAATAATGCTAGCGTTACGGTTGTGGCGTCGAATTGCTGCATCAATCATCTCCTGAACTTCAGAACGACTTACATACTCGTCATCAAAGGGTTCCATCATTTCTCATCTCCAAGAAACTTTGCAAGAGGATCTCTTCTAGTCTTAACTATTTCACATGCTCTGTAGTAGAACATATTATTAGTATTACCAGATTCTTCAAAAGTTGCTTTGATCTTCACCCAGTTCTCATAAGTATGCTGATCCATGGGTTTTTTGAATAGTATACTACTATATACTAACCATCAAAATTCCAAAGTCAACAATTTGTGTTCAATACGTAACACTGATTAAGCAATTGTTAAATTTGTAACTTATCTAAACGGAAAGGGTGGGATTCGAACCCACGGATGCTTTCACATCGCTAGTTTTCAAGACTAGAGCCTTCAACCACTCGACCACCTTTCCAGGTTTTAATTAACGAACTTCAAAGTCCAGTTTACGAACCTTGCGTTGTCTTCTTGCTTCTTGATAAGCAAGATCTGATGATGAAAGAACATTTCTTTGTTCTTTCTGTGTAGAGTTTACCATAACTACTCTACTTAAGTCAACTGCTGTAACACCATCACCTTTAACTGTCATCATATTTGGACACCCACAAGTCTGTGTTTTATTTGTGCTAGTTAATTCTTTGCTGCAGTCTCTGCATCTTACAGTAATCATAATTCATAAATCCTGTCATTGCGTGAATGACCTTAACATCCAGATAAATTTGCCGTGCTCTTCATTTAAATCATCAACAAGATTAATTGTCCCTTTGGACTTTTGCTGTTCTGCTTCTTCTGATACTTGAGTTAAAAGTTCTACAATCTTTTGATGATCTTCCAATAGATCACGAACCATACCCATAGTATCTAGTCCACTATTCGCTTCAGAAATATGTGATACTTCTGTAATTCTTGATAATGTAGGAACTGGTTTAATATTTAGATACCTCATATGTTCTGTGAGGCGATCTATTTGACCAAACATTGCTTCATATTGTTCTCCAAAGAGATCATGAAACTGTTTGAAATCATCACCCACAACATTCCAGTGATATACCCAAGTCTTTTGAAATAGAACAAAAAGACTTGCTTGAGTGTCGGAAAGTAATTTATATAAGGTTTCCATTATACTCTTTTTACTTTTATTTATCAAATGGGCGATGACGGATTCGAACCGCCGACCTACTCCGTGTAAAGGAGGCACTCTACCGCTGAGTTAATCGCCCAAGTGCCGTGTGGTTGTGAATCTAAATCAGGTTTATTTGATAGATGCCCCACTGGATTCTATCATAGAACCTGAACCACGGCTCCTCTGTCTGGGAATCGAACCCAGTTTCCATGTGTGTTGTCCACCCGTCCTTACCAATAGACTACCAGAGGTACTCCCCCACCTGGACTCGAACCAGGAACCCCAAAGTTAACAGCTTCGTGCTCTGCCAATTGAGCTATAGAGGAATGTTCTATTACTTAGAACTTACAAAATCATTAATCGTTTCTGCTTGCTTGAGAACATCTTCTAGAGTTGGAAACTCTGGATAATCCATCTTCACAGTATTTGCAGAATTTGCATTCCAATAACGAGCAGTATCTATTTCAATACTGAACTGATCATTTAGCATATTGTATGCTTGTTTAAAAATTTCGAAGCGAAGTTCGTAAGGTGTCATAGTCATAACTGTGTTTGTGTGTAGTGTAGAGAACTTAGGTTCTCAAGCGGATGACGCGATTCGAACGCGCAACCAACAGCTTGGAAGGCTGTGACTCTACCGTTGAGTTACATCCGCAGGTCGGGTCTTACATGAGAGAGGAGGTGGTGGTGGTCTCTCTCAACGCCCATAATGACAATTATACCAGGTGGGTGGTTAATTGTCAACGACTCAGGAGGGACTTGAACCCCCGACCAACTGCTTAGAAGGCAGATGCTCTATCCAACTGAGCTACTGAGTCAAAAAAGAGGATTAACTCCTCTCAAGGTAGTCATTATACTCGTCTTCGTTGATTTCGTCAAGACTTACGATTTCCAGTTCAGAACTTTCTGGTTCAATCCATTCATAAAACTCTGCAAGAATTGCACGAGCATCACTCTTGTCAACAGTCATGTCTGCAGCACGATCAAGGGACCAACCTCTCACATGGGCAACGATGTCTTCAGTCTCCACCATAGTAATCTTTTCGGAAGTATCTGTTGAGGATGTTGCTATTATAGAACGCTGGTCCTCCGCTGTCAAGTGATTCGGTGAGGACGCCGTTAACAAATAGTTGTCTGGTCTCCTCAAAGTTTGTTTTGCCCTTTGTTTTATGTAATGATAAGATAGTTCTACTAAAATTTTCTCTGCCCAATTGCTCAATTTCTTCTTTAAGTTCTGGACAAGACCCATAGTAATTCTTCCAATCAGATTCCGATTTTACTTTACGCTTTTTTCCTTTTGGTGTCCGAAACGACCAAAAATACTTTCTACCAATGTAACGTCTTGAGTTGAGCTTATTGGTAATAAGATAAACAAACCCAAAGTTGTCCCCAATATCGCTGCTGGTAAAAGGACTTTCATTATACAACCAAGGATTTTCATAGTCAATATCTATACTCATCAATTATATCAAGGACTTCGTTTAGATATTTATGAGCAAGTCCTTTCATGTCCATCTCTGGTCTGATATGATCTCTGTTAAGTTTATCCTTTAACTT